TAGCTTCTTTTGCTTCCGAGCGTGGTCTATCAGAAAAGCAAAGAGAGAAAGCGGACGATATTATCAGATACTATATCAAAAAAGGAGTTTTAGAAGGACGAAGCAAAAACTCATAACTTGACAAAATCCCCTCAAATTTAGTATAATTACCAAGTAAAACTATATAGTCAAACGGAGCTAATAAATGGCTAACCCCGAGTATATACACCATAATCAATCCAATACAATTTTTAAGTTTAACGTAATGCCGTTGCCTACTAAAGAAAGATTAGGTGATATTGGTATTTATGCAGGTGAAACAAACAGCACTTATATGCACGGATATATTTACGAGTGTGTAGAAGGTGCGAGCTATGTGGATTTTATTGCGTTTGACCCTGGGCGTATTGCTTTTGACTATCGTAAAGGTACGTTAGCGGCATTCTTCGGTGAAGTTACTGAAAGTTATGAAGATATTGTTAGTGGCACGTTTGAGTATTTGAAGGACGGCAACATCTGGTCTATCAATGCTTTAGACAAAGACGGGAACACGATTTTTGAAGAATACAAACTCTACACGGAAGATTTAGAAGATGCAGGATTTGTTATGTTATGGCCGATTGAAGAATACAAAGACGGCGAAAAGATAACTTATGAATTTACGCACAATAAAGAGCTTAATTTTGAGTGGCAAAGAGTACAACCCTAGGTGAAACTATGAGTAAGCATACCAAGCAGAATAGCAAAGATTTAACCCAAGAAGTAACAAATTCTCTTTCTTCAGTAATAGCCAGCTTAGGTGGGTATGGTTTAGGCACTGCCTGGGGTAGCACACAAGTTAGCCAAACAGATACTCTTTTCAAGAATAACCGTTGGTATCTAGTATCTAATATCAGACAAGTATTAAGCGAGCTATACGTTGAACACGGTATTGTACAGACGCTCGTGGACTTACCCGTAGATGATGCTTTCCGTGGGGGAGTAGAGATTATCTGTGATGAGCTTAGCCAAGAAGACCTAGAAGATTTGAACTATCGTATGGAGCGTGAGGGTGTACTAGAAAACTACATCCAAGCCAAGAAATGGACTCGTTTGTTCGGTGGTGGCGCATTACTCATTATCAATGATGATGACCCGAAAGAACCATTTAACGTACAGAACGTAAAACAGGGTGATAAGGTTGTATTCAAGCCCGTAGATATGTGGGAATTGTACTACGGTATAACCAACGTAGATGCGCTTGATCCGGGAGAGTTAAACAAGCACCCTGATTATTATAACTACTACGGGAAACAAGTACACCACAGCCGTGTACTGCGTATGGAAGGGAAACAAGCTCCTTCGTTGATTAGACCCAAACTCCGTGGATGGGGTGTATCTATCATTGAGCCCGTAGTACGATCATACAACCAGTATCTAAAGAGTGTTAACTTATCTTTTGAAGTATTAGATGAGTTTAAGGTTGATATTTACGGTATTGAAGGATTTAACACAGCTTTAATGAGTCCTAACGGTTCGGACAAAGTAACCAAACGGGTACAGATGGCTAATATGCTCAAGAATTATCAAAATGCCCTAGTAATGGATAACAAAGACAAGTTTGAGAGCAAGCAGATTAGCTTTTCTGGTATAGCCGAGATTATGCGTGAAATTCGTATGCAGATTGCGGCTGACTTACGTATGCCTTTAACCAAGTTATTTGGTATGAGTTCGGCTGGTTTTAACAGTGGCGAAGATGATATTGAGAACTACAACGCTATGATTGAAACCGAGATACGTTCCAAATCACGCAAAGACCTGTTAAAAGTGATTGAGATTTGCTGTGCTATGTGGTACGGTTACGTGCCTGAGAACATCAAGATTGATTTTGAACCTTTAAGGGTATTATCTGCCGAGCAGGAAGAAAACATCAAAGGACAGAAACTACAAAGAATTGTGGCGTGTATGCAAGCGGGTGTAATGACTCCTATTGAAGCAAAGCAGGCCATAAACAAAGAAATGTTACTCCCTGTAGCTATTGAAGAAAACGACGAGCTAATGCCTACAGCGCAAGGCGTAGAGCAAGAGAACATTAGTGAAGTGGATATACGCACGAACTCTAAGCCGTCGTTACTAGAACGCCTAAAAAATCTATACAAAAAGTGAGGGGCAGATGAAGCGATTTAACGCAGCTAAGGCCCTACGAAACGAGGAATCCTTCTACAGACCAGTGGAGAAGGCGATCTTATTTGTATTTACAGAGTTAATCTACAAGCCGATATTTGAGATAGTAAAGGAAGAAATAACAGATGACTGGGTAGCATTAGAGTTGCCTAAGATTATCAAGGCACGGAAAGATGCTATTAAAGATGGTTTAAGGACTGAGATTAAGCGTAACAAAGAAGATTACAGTTATCTATACCACAACGCCAAAATGAAAGAAGCGGCCCAAAATCCGCTTATAAAGGCCATTTTGAGTGGCAGGGTGCAGTATATAGGCGAACATTTTGAAGGCACGTTTAGCGGGGCAATTTCCCGTGAAATAAAGGCACTAGGTGGTGTATGGGATTGGCGTAGAAAGAAATGGCATTTGCCTGTTTCTAAGTTATCTCCGCAGGTTAGCTTAGCTATTGGTACAGCCAGTGGCAAGATAAGCCGCCTAAAATCACGTATAAGCGCACATTTAGATGAAGTCAATACCCTTATATCCCAAGATCCTAAATTCACGTTTGAGCGAGCTTTTGAGCAAACTGTCAAAGGATTAAACAAGAAATTTGAAGAAGGGATAGAAGGCATTGTAGTCGCTCCTGAATTTACACCTGAAATGCTAAAAAACATAGCCGAGCAGTACAGTGATAATATGAACCTGTATGTAAGGGGGTGGACCGAGAAAAGCATCAAACGGTTAAGGGATAGGGTGTTAATAAACACTTTTGAAGGAAACAGGGCAGAGCATTTGGTGCGTGAGTTAGAACACGATTATAATATAAGTTTTAACAAGGCAAAGTTCTTAGCCCGGCAGGAAACGTCCTTACTTATGAGTCAATTTAGGGAAGAACGGTACAAGTCGTGTGGTGTAACCAAGTATATTTGGAGTACCAGCGGAGATGAACGGGTCCGCCCGTATCATAAACGATTAAATGGGAAAGTATTTACCTGGGATAATCCTCCGGTAGTGGATGAAATGGGACACCGAAAGCATCCTGGGCAAGATTTTAATTGTTATCATAAAGATACCGAAGTTTACACAGAAGATGGCTTCAAATTGATTAAGGATGTAAAAGTAGGAGAAAAGGTACTTACTATTGACCCGAATACGCAAAATTTAGAATGGGCTAAATGTACTTCTACTTTTTCTAAATATGCAAAATATATAGCGCATTTGAATAGTTTTACTTTTGACTTAAAAACAGACCCCGACCATACATTCTTTGTATATAAGGATATTGATCACGGAAAGAACAAACACAAGCAATATGGAACAAAAATCTCTTATACACGCGAGCCACAGTTTAGAACTGGTATTGAAAGAATATCAAATCACTGCAATTTTTATCGTTCTTCTAAATGGATAGGAAAAACTAAAGCAAGAGTACAAGTAAATGGTTTGTCTATTCCTACGGCTGATTTTTGTCGGCTAATGGGGTACTATTTGAGTGAGGGTAACGTTGATAACAGAGAAGATAGAAATGGAATTAAAATATCCCAAAAAACTCATATAGATAAAATGTTTAATGATTTGGCGTATTTTAATCCAAGAAAAGGGAAAGATTCCATTTGGATATTTAATGCTAAGTTAAAAGAATATCTAACTCAGTTCGGTTATTGTTATGAGAAGTATGTACCGCAAGAAATTAGAGAATTGGATGCTGAAAGTATTAGAATTTTCTTAGATGCTTATGCTCTTGGTGATGGGTGTTTAGCTAAACGGCATAAAGGTTTTAATGGTAAAAAAGAACTAAACACATACAATCAGTATATGACCAGTTCAAAGAAGATGGCTGACACGTTGGCTGAATGTGTGATTAAAGCAGGAATGGGGGTAAGTATTTATTTTGAGAAGGAAAAAGGAAAAC